GGCCCCGTTCCTGCCGATCGACATGAGCACGCCTGCGGTGTTCGCTCCGGCATCGTCGGTAGCCGCCAGGTCCCATCCCCGGCACCGCACACGGACCTGAGCCGGCGCCTCACGGACGAAGCGCCAGTCGTCCCTCTGGAACATCCCGCCCCCGCGGGGCACGGGCGACTGCTGAAGCTGGCCGGCCACGGCATAGTTCCCGCCCCACGCACGGAGGACGGGCTTCAGGTCCTCCTCCAAGTGGCGCTCGCTGAACCGCTCGGGCCAGCAGAGCTCGCCCTCGTACGTGCGGGGATCGACCCAGCCGAGGGACGTCGTGGATGTCTGCGCCGGCTCCTCTTCGGTGCCGATCTCGAATTCCATCGGGATGACGAGATGCTCGTAGCCAAGCTGCTTCTCGAGGATCAGCCCCGAGACGTCGTTCTCGTGCACACGCTGCATGATCACGATGATGGCCGAGGTGTCCGGGTCGTTGAGCCGGGTCGGCACGACCTCCGTGAACCAGTGCAGGGCCTCGTTGCGCTTCGCGTCGGACTCACCATCCTTCACGTTGTGCGGGTCGTCGATGATGAAGCGGTCTCCGCGCTCGCCCGTACCCATGCCGCCGACCGACGTCGCGATCTTGAAGCCCATCTCGCTCGTGTCGTAGCGGACCTTCGCGTTCTGCTCCGACTGGAGGGTGAACTCGTCGCCCCACATGAGCTGATACAGATCGCTCTGGATCAGCTGCCGACAGCGCCGGTTGTCGCGTACCGTCAGGTCCTGCGAGTAGGACGCCCCGACGTACCGGATGTCCGGACGGTGGAACGGCCCCCACTCCCATGCTGGCCAGAAGACGTTCAAGAGCATGGACTTCATGCAGCCCGGAGGCACGTTGATCAGCAGTCGGCGGATCTCCCCACGGGACACGGCCTCCAGGTGCTCACAGATGGTGCGCGGCACCCAGCCATCGACGAGCTTCCGCTTCGGCTCCAGGATGTGCCAGAAGGTCTGGACGAAGGTCCAGAGGGACATCTCGCAACGAGCCTTCTTGACCGCGAGGAGACGCAGATCCTTGTCCTGACTGTCGTCCACCACGAACGCGGCTGCCTGCTCTCGGGAGGGGCCGGTCTCAGTCGTCATCGGCCTCCAGGAGATCCTGCGCTGCCTTGAGTGCCTTCGGCCCGAGGGCCTTCAGGTCAGGCAGACGCACGGCGCCGGAGTGCTCGGTCTTCTGGTTCACGTTCGTCGTCTCGTGGAAGGACGGGTCGTACCGGCGGAGGAGGACGAGGAGGAGCTTGTCGCTGAACTTCGTCGCGTTGATCCCTCCAGGCATGCCGTTGACGGCTCGGTCGTGGAAGATCTCACGGAGCCGCTGGACGTAGAGCTCCTGCGCCTCGGCCACCTGGTCGGCGAACTCGGGATCCTTCTTCTGGTTCTCCCAGATGCACTTGTACGTCACGCCAGCTGCCTCGGCCGCACCGATCATACTCCAGGGCGTGTTCGGGTCGCGGAGGAAGGCGATGGCCTTCGCCTTCTTCGCCGGCGTCAGGACGACACGGTCCTTCGGCGGAGGCTTGAGCCGAGGGATGCGAGGGCGCCCGACACTGCGCTTCTTCGGCGCGGCCTTCTTCTTCCGGACTGCCTTCTTCTTTGCTGCCATGGCGAGCAGCCTACCTCAGTCTCCCTCCCATCGGTCAGGATAACCAATATCCGGAGCACCCAGGATCCCCAGCCGGCTCCCCAGGCCCTCCGACGGGGCCGGCCGACCAACGGCCCAGGAGCAGGGCGCCGACGTCGCACAGCCGACCTGGGGTGGCCCAGGGCAGGGGACCGCGAAGGAGAAGCCGACCCGAAACACCGTGTTAGAAGTCAGAGCCGGAACCGAGTCGCCCCAGGATCTCTATCTTCCGCCTTCTGACTCCCTGTACTCCCTGTACTCAATCAACATAGGGGGTATACAAATGCGCACACGTGGAGGTTGCCTAACACGCCCTGGGCCGACCACAGTGCCCCAGGGTTTTCATCTACCCCATGAGTCACGGAGTCAGTGAGTCAATCCGACGCCAGCCTCTACAACTAGAGCTTCGCCCTGACTTGCTCTATGACTCGTACTCCTACATCGGAGCCGGCCCCCGCCTCCCCGCCGACCGGATCTCGCCCATCCGGAGTCAGATGATAGCGAGTACGAAGTGCCATCCGTTAGTGTCGATGACCGCTCATAGGTGAGGCAGCGAGAGGCGCCGCAACGTATCTCGGCCTCCCATGTTAGGCATACACCCTAACATCCCGCCTCCTATGGACAGGAGCGAGAGGCGCTCCTCAACAGTATCTTCGGAACGCTGCGTTCGGAAGATCCTGCTTGGAAAATGCCGCTGCGGGATTTTCCCCCGGCCGTGAGCAGGGCGAGAACGAGATACGTATCTCGGCGAGGCAGCGAGAAGTGCCTAACAACACACTGCCTTCGGACTCCCGAACACATGCGAACGCACTAACAACAGATCGGAAACACAGGAGCGAGAGGCCGATAAACCCCTATCGGCTTCTCGCTACCTCAGCAGGCCGCAGCGCCAAGCCCCAGCGAGGAGGCCGGCCGCGAGGGCGAGGACAGCAGCGAGAAGCCGATAAACCTTTATCCGCTTCTCGCTGTTCACTTCCGCAGGCGCTGGGTGGCCGTGACCCGGCCGAAGATCACCAGCAGGGCGCCGAGCGCCTCCCCGATCAGCGTCAGGACGTTCAGGACCGCATCCTCGTCCAGCGCCGCATCCGGGGTGACCTGCCGTACGATGAAGGCAACCAGGACGGCAATCGCCCCCAAGATCGTCTTGGAGCGCCACCAGGGCTTCGTTTCTGTATCAGGCATGACGGCCCCTTCTAGAGGACAAGCTCCACAGCGAGCGCCTCAAGGACGTTGGTGAGGAGGTTGGCGTAGGTGAAATCTTCGCCGTGCTGATCACGGCCACCCGCGAACAGCAGACCGAGAGCGTTCCCCGCCGTGTCCAGAATGAGGGAGCCCGAGTCGCCCGAGTCCGAGAAGTTCGTCGCCGGTCCACCCGAGATCTCGATCTGGTCGTTGAACCGCGGCGTGAAGCCTTGGTCCATGGCGACGGGGAGACCATCGATCTCGACGGTGGTGATCGTACCCTTGCGCACCCCCGTCGTTCGTCCTATCTTGGTGACCTCAGCCCCGAGATCCGACGGACGTACTGAGCGGACGCCTGCGATCTTGGCGCCGATCGCCCCGTTGAACCCCTTCACGAAGGACGTACCGGCCAGCCGGCACAGCGCACAGTCCACCAGATTGGGGGTCTGCTGGGAGATCGGGATGAAGCGAGCCAGCGTACCGATGACCGACTTCGCCGTGATGCGGCCGTCCAGGTTCCCCGGCTGTACCACGGGAGATCCGATCGAGAGCCGGCCGACGTCCGCGAGCACGTGGCTGTTCGAGAGCGCATAGAGCACCCCGGCCGCGTCCTTCACGATGGCGCCGAGCGTACCGGCCGAACGGTAGCCGGGGACGGGCGTGTTGATGGACTGACCCGGCTCCAGAGGCCGGCGCTGCCCCTGGAGGTAGGCCGGCGTGACCCGGCCCTCCACCCGGATGATGCGGACGTCTGCCTCGCCGTTCGCCTTCTTCCGGATCGCCTCGCCCAGGGCAGGATCTGTGGTACGGACAGCGACCGCGTGCTGCCGGCCGACCATCGTCACGCCGAGGGCGAGGTCCACCGGCATGGCCGGCTCGGACGACAGCCGAAAGGCCTCCGCGAGCTTCGGACTGTGCTTCAGTCCCAGGGCCTCGTAGAACTCCACAGGGGCCTGCTTCGCTGCCTGGGCAGACAGCCCCTTCTTGAACTCGCGGACGCTTGACAGCTTCACGTGGGACTCTCCTCAGCGAACGTAGGTTGCGGTGGTGACCTTCTGGAACTGGATGCCGAGCTCGACACGGCCGGGATCGACGGGGCGGAAGCCCATGCCGCAGAGCGTGCCGTGGAGCTCATGCTGCTGGACCAGCTGCGCATCCTCGAAGTGGTGGTACTCCATGGCGATGGCGTGGACGCGATCGGGCATGGACTTCCAGTCGAGGAGGTACTCGGCGCCTTCGATGTCGCACTTGATGACCGAGGCGCGGGTCTTCCGCAGGAGGGCGAGGAAGTCGAAGGCCGGAACGGCCACGACCTCGCGACCGCGGATCGCACGGTCGGTGCGGTTCTTGGACGAGTACGTCTTGGCCAGCTGCAGATCGACGCTCTTCACGCCACCGCTGGCGACGGCGCCGGCGATCAGCGTGACGCGGTCGTCGTTGCTGTGATTGGCATCGAAGACGAAGATGTTGCCGGGGTCGGGCTCGACCGAGGTGACCTTCTTCGCCCCGAGAGTCTCGAGGGCGTACTTGGCGAAGCACCCGATGTGCCCACCAAGATCCAGTACCGCACGCCCCTTGCAGTCGAGCGTGCGGTACTGGCGCTGCT